CTGGTCAGGTCAAAATGATTGCCACAGATGGCGCAGGATCAGGTGCAGTAATTTATGATCTTTTGACAGATGTAAATTTTGCTGGAACAACACATTTCGACAATATTGATGTAGACGGCACAACCAATCTTGATGCTGTGGATATCGACGGTGCAGTACAGCTAGATGCCACTCTTACTGTAGGTGCTAACGACCAAGGCTATGACGTTACCTTGCATGGTGATACGGCTGCTAGGAATGTTGTTTGGGATAGTAGTGCAGACAGTTTAATATTCTCAGACAATGCCAAGGCTGTGTTTGGTGCTGACCTAGAGATTTACCATGATGGCAGTAACAGTGTAATCGCTGACACGGGAACAGGTGCTTTAATCACTTACGCTAGTGATTTTATTATACAGCAAAATGGCTCTAATGAACGCATGGCTGACTTTAGTCAAAATGGTGCTGTTCGATTATATTACGACAATGCAATTAAAATAACTACAACAGCCACTGGGGTAGAAGTCACTGGCGCAGCAACAGTAGGTGGTGCAGCGGTCAAAGTTGCTGGCAAAGAGACGATGTTTGTCCCAGCAGTTGCTATGTACCCAAGCACAACTAATCCTTGCAGTGATGTTGAACAAGTTGAAACCACAGCTTTGCGACCTGATTTAAAAGTTTTGGACTTTGCGGCTGATGCGGATGATTTTGCTCAATTTGCTATAGCCATGCCTGCGTCTTGGAACGAAGGAACTGTGACCTTTCAGCCTTTTTGGACAGTAACAGGCACAAACACTGGCACGGTTGCTTGGCAACTTGCTGCGGTGGCGATTACAAATGACGAAAGTATTAACACAGCATTTGGCACTCAAGTGGCGACTACTGCTCTTGCTTTTTCTGGAACGTCAAATGACTTGATGGTTAGCGCAGAAAGTGGCGCAGTGACTATAGCTGGAAGTCCAGCGGCAAACGATATGTGCTTTTTCCAGATTAACCGTGACACTAGCGCGGATGATCAAACAGGTGCAGCAAGGCTGTTGGGCGTTAAGATGTTCTTTACAACTGACGCAGCAAATGATGCATAGGGGTGAAAAATGACGGGTTTCGGAACTAATGTTTTAGGATTTGGGTCAGGAGGCGGTGGTGGGCCTGTCACTTTGGAGACTCAAACACTAATAAATGGGCAAGAGAATTATAATAGCGTTACTACTTCTGATTTCATTTCTGATGGTGGCACACTAATCATACCTGCTAACTTTTGGGTTTGGGGCAATGGTGCAAGTTCCAGCGCACTGCATGTAAATACTCCCAACTGCATCATTGAAAATTATGGAAAGATAATAGGCCAAGCTAATGGCGGCAAAGCAGTCAATATCAGCGCAACAGGAGTCACAGTAATCAATCACTCTGGGGCATATATTGCTGGGGCTGGTGGGGCTGGTGGGGGTGGCAACTGCGGTGGTGGTGGTTCTGGGGCAGGATACAGCAACACCCAATTAAATGCAACTGGGGCTAGTGCCAGTGGTCCAGGAGCTGGAGGTGGCGGTGGTGCAGGAGCTGGTGGTTCTGGTTATTTTACCAACGCGCAAGGTTTCTGCGGAACTGGAACCGCAAGAGGTGGAAAAATACTTCCTGGTTCTGGTGGTAGCGCTGGATCGAATTCTGGTGCTGGTGGCAGTGGCGGTGGTGCTGGTGGCAGTTCAAACAATTATGTTTACGGTGCTGGTGGCGGTGGTGGCTGGGGTGCATCTGGTGGCCGATCTGCTAATTTAGGCTCTTCTGGTGGCAAAGCAATCGAAGACAATGGAAATTCTTACACTCTTTCAAATAGCGGAACCACCTATGGAGCGACAACATGACAGAGTACACTACCAGATATCTTTGGGGTGATGTTTTTTATACGAGCGAAGAATCTGCTCAAGCAGCAGCCGCGAATTTTGCAGAGGAGTTTGCAAATGATAAATTTTTAACTGCTTGCGATGTTGTTGTTGTTGAGCCTGACCCGAACAGATATAACGCATTTAGGGTTAGCCAATCGAACAGACTTACAACTCATCCCAAAAATATTGCTGATGATGACCCAAGATATTTTAATGTTTCTTCTGTTGAAGATGGAGATAGTTACACAGCCTTGAGAGCACCTGCTTTAAAACGCATACATCGCGAACAATTTGACCGTTTTATAGCTTTTAGAAATTTGACACAAATAGTAAAAACAACATTCCCATCTCGGTTGATTGACGATCCTGATCAATCTTTAAAACCGGGAGAGCATTCAAACCAAGAAATAATCGCAGTTGCGGTGACGTTCGAGTATGGCTGATATGGAGGAGCGCGTATCTGCGCTGGAAAGGGATGTTGTTGCTTTGCAAACAGAGGTGCGGATACAATTCAAAGAGGTCTTTACGCGCATTAAGCGTTTAGAAGGAATTATGATCGGTGCCAGTGCGGCAATAATCTTGATGCTTATGACTGTGTTAATAAAAATGGGGTAAAATTATGACACCAGAGACGTTTGATAAATTCAAAGTTTTGCCGCGAATAATGATGCTGGCTGTTACGGTGCTGACGTATCAAAGTGTTCACTGGTTTATGTCGATACCCCCCGATCAAGTAACAAATGCCCAAGCGGGGTTGGTTAGCGTCTGTATGGGCGCACTCACTGGCTGTTTTGGCATCTTCATAAATGGGGAAAAAGCATGATGGCTCTTCTGGGAAGCCTGCTGGGCTTCGGATCATCGTTTTTGCCGTCAGTTCTTGATTACTTTAAGGCCAATCAGCAGCAAAAGCATCGCATTGAAATGATGCAAATCGAAACAGAGCTTGCACAAAAGCGGTCTGAAATGAAGCTGGTCGAGCTAGATAAGAAGGCAGATATCGAAGAAACAAGGGGATTGTATGAACATGATCGATCTATCGACGCTGGAGGATTTATCAACGGTCTTCGGGGTTCTGTTCGTCCTGTTGTTACTTATGCCTTTTTCGGATTGTTCGTAGCTACGAAAGTAGTGATTATGGTCAAGGTCACGCAGGCTGGTGGAGACTGGATGCAGGCCGTTGATCTTATGTGGGATGGAGAGACATCTGGATTATTCAGCGCAGTTCTGGCATTCTGGTTTGGAAATCGGGCAATCAGTAAATATGCGGGGAAATAATTATGGGCTACAAGTTAAGCAAACGAAGTCTATCTAGGCTGGACGGTGTAGACGAAAGAATGGTGGCTGTTGTTAAGTACGCCATAGGTGTTACCAAACAAGACTTTTCGGTAATTTGTGGACTGCGAACAATAGACGAGCAACGTGCTTTGGTTGCAAAAGGGGCTTCGCAAACCATGAAGTCAAAACACATTGACGGTAACGCCGTTGATTTGATGGCTTACTGCGATGGCGGCAGATGGGAATTGAACCTCTATGATGAAATTGCAGACGCTATGAAGGAAGGCGCAGAGGCTGTGGGCGTAAAGCTACGCTGGGGCGCTGCGTGGACTGTTAATGATCTAGGTGCTTGGGAGGGTAGCGCAGAGGACGCTATGAACAGCTATATAGACATTCGCAGATCACAGGGACGTAGGCCATTTATCGATGCTCCACATTTTGAGACCATGTTCTGATGTCATTGCAATTGCTGAAATACAACGCTGGCATCGTCAAAGATACCACAGAATATTCTGCTGGCAAAAATGGCCCATTTTATGTGGACAGTGACCTTGTTCGTTTTGTGAACGGATACCCAGAAAAAATTGGTGGATGGGAAAAAGATAAATTTTACGCATTAGATTCGGCTGGGGAAACAACATCCACTGAAGCTACGCTGACTGGCATTGGCCGAAAAATGGTTTTTTGGAGAGGTGTAGATGGTACAGATCGAATAGCTGTCGGAACACACAATCATCTTTACATAATTCAAAACAACGCAATTTATGATATTACGCCATTGCGAAAAACCACAAGCAATCTTTCTAATCCTTTGGTCGTAACCAGTGGCAGCACAACTATTACTGTAACCGACAATGCACATGGAGCTTCAGACGGTGATTGGGTTGTAATAAATTCTGCCACTGCCACAGGAGGCATATCTGCCGAAACAATTAACAGAATGGCAGGGTATCAAATAACTTATATTGATGCCAATTCCTATTCAATACAATCGCCCGATGCAGCAACAAGTGGAGCCACAGGCGGCGGCACGACAATAGATATAAAATATCTTATTGGTTTGGCAGCGGGGTTAGGCACACAAAGTTCTGCTCCTGCTCTTGGTTGGGGCGTTGGTGGTTGGGGTGAATCAACATGGAACACGCCAAGAAATTTATCTCTGTCTCAAGTAAATCTTGAAAACTCTGCATGGAGTTTAAATATTTGGGGCGAAGATTTAATTGCTAATGTCAGAGGTGGACGAATATATTACTGGGATACATCTGGCTTAATCACAGCAAGAGCCGTTCTTGTGTCCAGCCTTGCAGGGGCAGCGTCTGTCCCTGCGGAAGTTCGGGCAACTGTAATTAGTTTTCCCGACAGACATTTTATCGCGGCTGGGGCTAGTGTGTATGTCGCCGCTGATGGAAGTTCTGGAACATTAGACCCAATGTTGGTTCGCTGGTCTACGCAAGAGGATTTTACAAAATTTGCTCCAACAGCACTAAATACTGCTGGCGATCAAAGACTTGAAGTTGGAACCAAAATTGTTGCCTTGGTTAACACGCGAGAAGAAACTATAATAAGCACCGACGAGGCTATCTACGGCATGACATTCGTTGGTGACCCATTTATATTTTCGTTTAGATTGCTTGGCACTGGCACTAGCGCAATTGGCTTAAACTCTATGATTGCAATCGACGGCAATACATATTGGATGGGCAATAGATCGTTCTATATATACGATGGTGTAATTAACGAAATACCATGCCCATTAAAGCATTTTGTCTTTGATCGATTACAAACGCAATTTCTTGATAAAACTGTGGCTGGTCATAATGTCGAATTTAACGAAGTAACGTGGTTCTATGTCTCTGACCAAAATACAGCAGGGACAACTAATCCAGAGCCAGACAGTTATGTGACCTACAACTACAACGAAAAAGTATGGTCGATTGGATCAATGGACAGAACGGCTTGGAACGATGCATTTGGCTCTCGCGAGAAACCATTTGCCTTTAGCCCTCAAGGCTTTCTGTACAATCAGGAAACAGGGACAAGTAACGATGGCGCAGCTATGACTGCATTTATTGAGGCAGCGCCCCGTGAAATCACAGCAGAGGGCGAAAACCTTTACATGGTGGATCGTATTATTCCTGACGCAACGATGGGGGCCAATAGCACCGTCTTGCTATACATGAATACGCGCAAGTATCCCAACGCCAACGAGACCATAAAGGGGCCGTTCAACATTACGTCTACAACAGAGAAAATCAGCACTCGCGTTAAAGGTCGGCAAATTGCTTTGAAATTTGAAAGCACAGGTACGCAAGACGAATGGCGGCTTGGTGACCTTCGGATCGACACAAAGATGGATGGATTACGATGACCAGCGCAGCACCCCTTGCAGTCTTGCGATTGCCTTCACCTCCCCAGCAATATCAGCAGGGGTATATGGGAAGATTGGTAAACACTCTGGAGCTTGAAAAGCAGGCAACATATTTTGCAGCATCGCAGGGGTTGCAGACAGCCGTTGATCAGGCCGAAGCTACAGCGTGGTTTATGGGATAATGGCTAATAATTACAAAAATGCCAAGGTCGATTTAACAACGACAAATGCCACAACGCTGTACACCGCGCCCAGCGCAACTACCACTTTGATTAAGTCAATCCTAGTGTCCGAAGACAGTGGGAATGCGGATACAATTACAGTCACAATTACAGACGCATCAGCCGCTGTATTTTCTTTGTTTAAAGTTAAGGCAATCGGTGCTAATACAACGGCAGAGCTTTTGACCCAGCCTCTTACTGTTCAAGAGGACGAAATCATTAAGGTCACGGCAGCAACGGCCAACAGGCTGCACGTTGTGGCTTCACTATTGGAGATAACCTGATGGCAGTTCAGTATGACGCAAATGGCATTGCTCTCACAGATGAGCGCGGAATTGCTCTCCCAGACCCATATGGAAATCTAGGTGTTTTGCCAACAGCAGAAGACGGCATGGAAACAGTAGATGTCTATCAAATGCAGTCTCAAGTCGCGCCAGAACTTGCTGAAGGCTTGCGCCTTCAAGACGTTTACGGCACTGCCGCGATGCCAATGTATGAATTTGTAAAGCCCGTCAAGACAGGCACCCGCACGTTCTCCACTGTGCCAGACTTTGGTGGCACAACTCTTAACGGCGAACCAATGGTGGCTTCACCGCGAACTGGAAATGCACAATCAACTGACATGGGGCCAATGAAGATCGCAGCGGCTGGCGAATTGGGAAGTTTCTTTGGTGGAAGAGTTGGCCGTTTAATGAGCGGAAATAATCCAATGGGTTTTGGTGAAGCCATTAGTGTTGGTGGTAAATCAATGTTTCCCGGTTCTGATGTTGTGGTTCCAAAAGGTACTCCTTATGGCGCTGGAGCAGGCTATGGTATAGGCCGCACGGTTGGCGGCTTGTTGGCAGGCGAAGATGCGGGTGACGCCATAAAAGGTGGCGTAAAATCTGGGATCGGTGGCGCAATTGGTACAGCCATTGGTGGCCCAATTGGCGGTTTTATTGGCGCGTCTATTGGGGGGCGTGTGATCTGCAACGAACTACAGCGGCAGGGCGTAATGAGCAGGCAAAACGTATTGCTGGACTATCGCTTCACCAGAGATCACCTGACGCCACAACACGTCAATGGATATCATGTATGGGCCGTACACGTTGTAAAGCAAATGCGTAAAGGTAGAGGCGTCAAGCTCTGGCGTCACCTAGCCCAACACAGAGCCAACGAAATCGCCTACATCTACGGCAAGCGAGACAAGCCCGATTATCTGGGCAAGATTTATAGAAAAATTCTGGAACCAATCTGCTGGTCGGTTGGCTTCTTCTGCGAAAAAACTGACTGGTCTGTTCTATA